ATATGTTATACTTTTTTGTTTCATCCGTAGTATTCAGCATATAGCCAGTAATCCCTCCTGGAAACCCCTTCGGAAATTAGGTTAGCGCAAGTAGTGTCACGACGTTAGCGCGTCTTTATCTAGGCCGGAGCAGTTTTACGACCTACTCAGGTCGTTGGGTGCTCACAGAGCGCCGGCCAAAATGGGAAGTAAATCCATTAGGCCTTCAGCGTCTGGAGCAGCTTGCAGCAATTTAGCAGCGATCGAAGAAAATTTGTTAAAATTATCAGATACATTAGTTCCAGTCAATTTGGACATACCATATATTGGAGATATAGCACAGGCCAATCTTTCAAAAATCTTGGACATGTGAGCAGGGTTATCGAAAATAATGTTTTTGTTTTCCAACAGCATATTTAGAGCTTTGACAACTTCAGTGGTTTCGCCATTATATATTTTAGAAACAATAAGACGATTTGTTGTTACGTATTCAAAAATTGTTACAACTTTCAAGAAGAAAACGTTTTGGGAAGTTGCACTTGGAGAAACATTGGCAATATTCCCAGTAATGGCTATTCCACCATAATCGAATTCATTTGATTGTTGGACTGTGTAAAAGGCAGGAGAAGTAACATTTTGATAAGGAACCCAATATGTGTACACACCAGTTGCAGCTTGCTTAGCAGTATTTAACCTGCCAGATTCATCAAGATTCGCACCAGACATTCCTGTGATTGTCCTGAAATTTAATTCGGGCGTTGGATTTAAGAAACCAATAGCTTCACCGGTGACGAGAGATGCACATGCAATTGTACCATTTTTATACAAGTTTGGTGATACATTAGTAAGTAAAACGCTTTGCGCAATTGGGCGTACGGACGTAACAAATGATGAGGTACTTGGAAAGTTAGGAGGTGAATCCACTTTTGTAAAAGTAAGACCAAGTTGTCCTGAATTTTCGTAGGCATCCACAAATGAACCGCTTAACAAATATTTAGTATCATCTTTAAAGTTGAAATAAAAATTAACTTTTAACATTAATCCTTGAGAAGAATTGTAGGTATTTCCAACAAAAGAAACGGGAGAATCTGATACTATTAAGCTAGTTTGAAAGGATGGGTTTATATATTGAGTGAGAGCAGCACCCTCAACAAATATTGGAGTCATGGTACCAGTAGTAGCAGCATCTTGGCCAAACGCAAAAAAGGACTTAGTTGTTGGAGTTGCATTTCCACCAGGATTCACTAAAGTAGCGGTAACTTGATGCCAGCCTGACAAATTAGTTATTTGAAAGTGTTCAAAAGCAGGTATTAGCGTCATATTATAACTGTTAAAAGTCATGAAAGGTGAGGTGGTGACGCCAGTTGTTAATGGCGTTTTAACTCCAAAAAATGACCCAGAATGCACCGTTAAATTGGTTACAGCGTAATTAGTACCAAGAGCAATTACTGATGATGCATATTGTCCGGCAGTAGTACATGTGGAGTTTAAAGATGAAGATGGTGAGTAATTTCCCCAGGCTCCACCAATTCCCGAATAAAATATAGAAACTTGCTGGTCGGCATAGTAATCATATTGGGCATCGTCTAATATATCAGTGCTACCAGGTTTAGATATCATGATCTGCGCAGCGTCTTTTGAGGCAGGATTAGCTCCAATAACAGGTCTAACGAAAATAGCAAATTTCCCGTCAGTGTTAGAGGAGTAATCTATCATAACAGGCAAGACTCTCACAGACTTATATAGTGCACACGATTGATTAAGCGAATCTGGTAATTTAGAAAGATGATGTTCGGGATCGATAACAGTAGCAATGTATTTAAAATATTTTGGACCCATAGTGCCCCTTTTTGGCATGGCAGCTTGAGTCTCCATTCTGAGTTTACGAAATTGAGTACGTATTTCAGACATTTCTTTTTTAGCATCTGAGTTGTTGGCAGCAGCAGATTTTTGAACTAGTGTTCTTAATTTGGCTTTTCCGACAGATCTTTTTCTTCTTCGTTTTTGAATTCTTTTTGGGGCTTGTGGTTTAGCAACGATTTCCATAACGAAATTTTCCGAAGGGGTAGTTTAAATTTAAGTGTAGTCAGTTTTAAGGACCTCGTAAGAATTCTTGGCAAACAAGTAGGACTTCTCACAAGGTAAACATAAAGCTTCAAAGACAGAATTAAAGGCAGCAGTTTGCATATGGTACCTGCTCTCGGCTATATTACACTTATCGACAACAGTAGACACACTACCCCATGTCACAGAGAACTTTTCTTTGAATTTGTTCTCAATATAAGCCTGAATTTTTCCTTTAATTTCGACGTCCATTTCTGGAGCATCTTTCATAACGCGCCATACCTCTTCTATACATGCATGGTGAGGTAGGGCCATCAAGGACGATAAAACACATTTTCTAAAGGACTGTATATGATCTAAATTATATATGTCAATATTAAATTTATATGGTTCTTGAATTTTTGATAATGCTTTCAACATTAATCCAGGTGATGCGATTAATGTGATTTTTCCTGAAATTGTAGTGAAATAACTTCGTAAAAAAGTAACTTCTTCTAATGTTCTTTTAATTTCTAAACCAGTCAATTTAATGAAATTATCACTTATATACATTAAAGCACTTTGAAGGGCAAGTGTATATGCTTCTGCAGAATACAAGTTTCCTAAATTGGAACCATCTTGGAAACTTATATAATGACGATTTGCTATGACGGAATTCATAACAAAATCTTTAGCAACTAAAATGATAACTTGCATAATTAAGGAGTTAGAGCTAGAGGTATCAGAAGCACCTGATAATCTCATAACTCTTTTCATAAATGGGGTTGGTTCAGCTTGTTCAGAGACTCGTTCATTGAATTTTAAAGGACGGGTGAAACAATACATTAGAAGCCGAGCTAATTGATGCTCGGGTAGGCCATACATTTTACTAGTTAATCGGGCCATGAATTTTAATTGCATTTTAATGATATGATAATCCTGGGAAGCATCGAATTTAGAAACATCAGGACAAATAGCGCCAATAAAAATTCCACTTTTATCCCATACAGATAGAGTACTATCATCCCCTGAAGTAACAACATGGTCGTAAAAAGGGAGAACTGAATTTTTCTTTACTTTAGTATCTCTATAATATCCAGAATATTCTTTTGCGTCTTGCCAATAATCGCCAATCTCTTGGAAACTTTTCCCACTACCAATATTAAATATAGTGTGGCTACTTGTCTTACCTAAATCCCATACTAAAACATTCTCATCATTTTCATGAGCATCATCAAAAGCTATTTTCAACGCATTTGAGAATGGAGTTAGTTCAGCAACAGGGGACTTACCAACGGCGAAAACAGCACGTGGTATTTCAGGGCGAATTTCAGACAAGTAGTCCTCAGGAACCACTTTTTGAATTGAGATCGTAGAAGGAACTATTTCCTTACCTAAGATTTCATTCATCTTAAGAAGGAGTTCGGTAGCGTGGGTATGTTTTTCGATAGATTGCATTTCCATAATTTGGGTGGATGAGGAGTCAGGGCCAACGAGTTCCATAGCTTCTAAAAGAGCTTGCTTATATAAAAATTTTGTAGCAGAAGGAAAGTCTTTATCTTTAAAATACTCCCATAATTCTAATAATGTTGGGAAGACTTTTTT